TATCGCCAGTAATCGTTACTAGACTTTGCTATTTGCGCCACCTCTGGTGCGTTTTTTTCTATTTCTGCTTCTTTACGTAAGCTAGGGTCTAACTCGTTTATTCTACGTCTAGCCTCAGTTACTGTAATTTTTTTATTATTTTTTCTTAAGTAAGTACGTCGCTCCCAGTAATGTTTACAGTTAACACCGCCCTTATATAACCATATATTGTAAGTGCTTGAGCCTGAGGGACTTAGCTCAGAATTATCACTACTTTGTTTGTCTAAGTCTTCTTTTCGATAGATTTTCTTAGCTGCCCACATTTTCTGGCAAAATTCACGCTCTGGATTGTTAGACCCCATATAAGCATAACGTACTTTTAAAATACTAGTGTCCTGCTCGCTTGTCTGACTTGGTGTGCTAGAAACTACGCTAGCTAGGCTTAAAGCACTGTGTATATTGTCGTCGTATTCATTTGCTGGTGTAGAGTCTATAAGCTCCCAGTCGTCTAGGTCTTCCTCTTCGCCTAAGTTTTCTAGCCTGTCTAATAGTGCCTTTGCAATTTCGTCTGTTAATTTAGGTCTCTCGTCTTTTTTACTTAGGTCTGTATGCGACTGGCAAGGCATATACCAAATATTACCGTCTATTTCGTGTTCGTGATAACCAGCGCACCCCATTTCCTTAGCTACAGTCTCTGCTTCCTCTTTAGTATCGTAAGCTGTTTTGCCGTCTATTTCTTTACTAGACAGTGATAGCTTCTGTCCTGTTTGCTCTTCTACTTCCTCAGTGCTGTTAGCGTTTGTTAAGTCTACGAACTCTAAGGGCTGTAAGGTCTTTACGTATAGTTTTAAGCTCATTTCGTTGTAAGCTAGTATAGAATCAAAGGCTTTTAAAATAAGGTCTTGAAACGGCGCTATAACAGTATTGTCGAAAAGTATGCTAGCTTGGCGTAATTCTTCTGAATTTGACGAAAAGCCTGTAGATTTGTTAATACCTAAAAGTAATGGGCTTGTAATTCTATGACCTATAATAATTTTTTGGCTGCTCTCTTCGCTTAAGAATTGGTATTGCTGGTGTGCGTCTGACAGTTGTATAGTTTCGACTGTCGCCTGCTCGTCTGCATTATTGTTAAAAGCTAGAATTATACGACCAGCATTAGAAGTGCCTGTGTATTTTTGATATATTTTATTTTCTATCTCTCGCTGAGTGTCTTCGTCTGGTATGCCTGAGTTCATATTCATAAGCATACTAGGCGCCATACCATTAAGTAGCGAGTTTAAATGGAAGTTGCTTATTTCTGACTCCATCTCTATATATTGCGTCGCTCCCTGATAATCGACAGGACTATAGTAGTAATAGCCTGATTTATAAGGCTTTATATATAAAATCTCTATGTCTTCGTTAGAAAACCCAAACGCTGGTATTCTTTTTAGTTCGTCGCCGTTCTTAACTTGCGACCAGTCTGGCGAGTAGTAATAAGCTTCTATGTCGCCGCTTTCTCTGCTGCATTTTTCAGCTCGTAAAGTTTCTACTGGGTAGTGTTCAGCTTGTACTACCTTACTGTGGTCTGTATTATAAATAACTTGTAAGCTAGCTTGCCCAAATAGTTTTAAATCTATTGCTAAACGGCTTAAACACTCGTCTGTGAATAGTTTTTTCATTGTAGCGTATTCGTTTGGCTTTTGGTTGCTGTCTAAAGCGTCCACACCACGACCAGCGATTAACTGCGCTATACCATTAATAGCCGCCGAGTTAGTAGGCGAGCCATTAAATAAGTCATTTAGAAACCCAAAGTAATTATTATCTGCACCGTACTTTACAAAATCGTTGTTTTGCTCTTCTACTATTTCTGGGCTTGTATACGTTCCTAAATTAATAAACCTAGGGACAGAGTTTTGTACTACGCCGCTAGTTGTTTTCTTTTTTGATTTTTTCATAATACTATATAGTCGTTACTATAGCTGTCGTTGGTTATATAAAGGTCTTTATTTATGCTGTACTCTTCGTTATTATTTTGATTAATAGTTTGAGCTGTGCAAAATATTTTATCTGCGTTATATTTCCTTCCAGCTACACTAGTTAAAGTTAGGTCGTAAAAACGCCCCTCTAATAAAGTAAATACGCCTGTAAATTTAAGGTAGTCGTTTTCTTTTACCATAGTCGTAGTGTAAGACGTTGTGGTATTGGTTTGGTCGTCTCTAAGCTCTATTATATTACTAATAGCATACTCTCTAGGTATAATAAAAAACGTTTGCTCGTTTGTAGTCGGTTTTAACACTCTCATACATATATAACGTAAAATTTTATTTTTTTGCATAAAAAAAGAGCGCATCTCTGCGCCCTCTTCATAGCCTTAGCATATACCTAATATAACCCCTTATTATGCTGGCTCAATTTGTGATGCTGACTCGTTAGCTGTAACTACAGTAGAAACTGTAAAATAAGCTGGTAAAACTTCCTGTGCTGTAAAAGTCAAAGCTGAGAATCCTGAAAGGTCTCCATAGGCTTGTCCTGTAGTGATTGAACCACCAGAGCTATGTACTCCGTTAGTCGCTCCCATAAGGAAGTAGTTTGAATTATAGTCTTCCACAAAAACGTGGGTTCTAGACTTTAATAAATCTGTTAGCTCAAACTGTGTAAGTTTGTCTAGTTTCTTTAACGTTACCGTTAATGTCTGCTCGTAAAATACGCTACCGTTTTCAGCAGATGCTGTTACAGCCTGCTCTAGTCCGTTAGACCCTTCTACGTCGTATTTGTATAATGTCGGCGTTCCTGCTATGCTTTCTAACTCGCCTGTCGTACCGCTTACATTTAAAGCGCCTAGAGTACCATATGAGCATACGTAAAATGCTTTTATGCCTCCGACTGAGCTAGTGCAAGGTAAAGTACGTCCTATACTTAGTGAATTGCAACTCATTTGTTTATGTTTTTAAAAGTTAAAAAAAAAGGGGCGGTAGGCACGAAACGGCTTACCTACCCCTTAATTTGATTGTTAGTTAATTATGCTAAAGTATACAGCGCAATATCCTGTGAAACTCCGTATTGAACTCCTGCCGCAAAACGTAGGACAATTCTTACGTTGTCTGAACCGTCCAAATCTTGCATATCTAAAAGTTTAGCTGATGCTGAACCTAGGTCACTAAGAAGGTTTGTGCCAAAGAAAAGGTTACTTTTCTCAGCTGCTACCATATGGTCTGCTGGCATTCCTGGTGCTTTAAATACTTTGATACCTTCGAAAGTTAACCCTCCGTTGTCATACCATAAAGAACCTCTGTTGTCTACACCGTTAGCTCCTGCTGCTGCGTGTCCTGAATTACCAAAACCGCCTAAAGCTCTTACATAAGCCTTAAAAGCTACCGTTGGCAAATATAAATGTAGGTCTTCCTTACCGTATACTGCGGCTGGAATTGAGTCAACCAACTTTCCTAGCTCGTCAATAATATTAGCAGATGTAAAAGAAGTAGCTGTTACGCTTGGCACGTCTACTACGTTGTTGTCAGCTGTCATTAATACAGTTAAACCGTCAAATTCTCCAGCTGTAGCGTTTACACCACCCCAGATATTTTGCTCAGTTTTTTGTGCTACCTCAGCAGCTACGTGAGCCATAATGTAGTCAGCAAAAGAATTAGGTAAAGTCTTGTAAGCGCTAGCTCCCATTTCTAAAGCTAAATAGTCAGATAAAAAATCTTTCTTACAAAGTTGTAAATTTACTTGGAACGGCTCTACCTCTAATACTCTCTCTGAAAGTGTAATTTGGTCTGCTGTTACTGTAAAATCGCAAGTTGCGTTTGAAATAATTCCTGTAGTGTCTAATTTCTTTACTACTTCTTTGTAAGCTACGTTTGGCTTAACTGTGATAGCTCCTTTGTCGATAGTGTCTCCAGATAGCAAAGCCGCTGAGATTATCTGTCCTAGGTACTGTCCTTCGTAAGACGTTGTGATTGTTGCTACACTACCGCTTCCAGTAATGTCTCTTAAATTTGTTTTTCTCATTTTATTAATTGTTAAAAAGTTTGTTGAATACTCTGTCTTTTGTTGTGTTACTGTTGTTACTTTGAGCGTAAAGGTTTTGCGCTGCTTTTTGCTGTGTCTCTGGGTTGTGCTTCATAGGCTTGCTAGCTGGTTTTTGGCTAGACATTTTTTCTTTTTTGTCTTCCATATCGGCTAACTTTTGCTTAAGCTCTTCCATTTGCTCTTTTACCTCTTCAATTACTGGAGCGATAACTTCTACTACTGCTTCTACGATAGCGGCTACCTCTTCTGCGGCTGCTTCTGGCACGTCTTCTACAATGATGTCTTCCTCGAGTTCCTCTTCTTTAATTTCCTCAATCTCTTCGGCTGCTGCCTCTTTTACTTCTGCAATCATTCCTTCCTCAGATACGATAATAGTTTTACCTTCCGAAGTTAAATAGTCTCCGATTGGTAAAGCGATACGCTCTTCGTCTGAAACTATAAATACAGCTTGCCCAGCTTCAAAAGCCTCAGCTTCTATAACTGTTACGCCGTCTTCTAGTGTTTGCTGTGCTAAACTTACTTTAGCTTTTAGCAAAGTCTTAATTTGCGATAACATTTCTGTTGGTTTCATATTTATTATTTATTTATTAATTTATTAACTAAAGTCTGCTAAAGGCAAGTTATTAGAAGCGTTTAAAACTTCTTTATAAGCGTTTCTAAACTCTGTGTCTACTGAGTCTGCGTTATTTAATATTTCTTTAATCTCTTCGTAATTTGAAATTAAGTCTTCTGGCATAATTCCTAGCTCGTCAGCTTTTACTTCTAACTCATCTATTTTTGCTTGCATATTTTGAGCCTCTTCTTGGAAACTATAAGCTGCCCCGTTTATTACGTAATTGTCTACAGCTATACTAAGTTCACTGGAAAAATCGTATATTTTTTGTTCCCATTCTGCCATAAAGTCTATACCATAACTAGCCTCTGAATAAGATTGTTCTAGCCAGTCAAAACTACTATCTATGTCGTTTACTATTGATAATTCAACAGCCTTTTTAGCTGGCTTTAATTTGTCTATAATAGACAGTACCGTTTTATTTGTATTCATATTTTATATTCTTATTGCTGTTTCAAACTGTGATTTTCTGTCTTCAAATTTACTAGAGTCTTCTGTTAAAAACTCTATTTCGCTAATATGCTCTTCGTAATTAGGGTATACGTCTTCTACGCTTAAACCTAACTCTTCTGATTTAATTTTAATATCCTCCAAACGTTGTCTGTCTGAGTCTAAGTCGGAAGGCGTTAAGAAAGCCTCGCTATTATTAAAAAACACATCGTAAAGTTTAATATATGCGTCGTACATAATGTCAAACTGCTGGTCAAAAAATTCGTCTACTGCGTAATTAAGTCTACCAGTCTCTTCGGTTAGTACGTTTAAATCGTAGTCTAACTCGTCTACTAGTCCTAGTGCTACTTTTTTCTTAGCGTTTAGGTTAGCCTCAGCTTTTTTTAACTCTGTGTTATGTTTACTGCTATCAAACAGCCTGCTAAATACTCTATCTTTTGTACTCATAGTTTTAGTTTTGTCTTATTTTATTAAAAATTCCAGAAGCGTGAACCTGTTCTGCATAAACATCGTTAGACCTATTTAAAAAACTTTGTATGTCAGTAGTTAATGGTATATTATTAACATCTACACCTACGTCTATTAGGTTATCTTTTAAATTTGAAAATAGCGTTTTTACATTTTCTACTTGCAAATCAAATTCATTATATAAATTTTCTGAATTTTTAAACCTGTCTACTACGTCAAATAATTCGGCATACAAATCAGTTAATGTATTGTCCCAATTTATCCGAGTGCTTTCAGCTTCTTGTATAGCGTCGTCTATATCGCCTATTAAAGACAAATCTACTTTTTTAGATAGTTCAGTTTTAGCTTTGAATAGCTTATTAAATACTACATTTTTTGTACTCATAATTATATAACGTTAGTTTGTTTTTATTTGCATTTTTACTCGCTTACCGCTGTTATGCGTCCTATGCCTTGCGCCCATAGTGAGCCGTCGCAGCACTCGCTAGAGTACGTTAACTCGTCTTTACATAAACAGCCTCTGCTACTTCCTGTAGGCGATACACCTATATTTTTAGCTGGTCGTCTATTTTGTTTACGTCGTCTACTCATTACAGTTGTGCTTTAACTATTGATTGTTTTATCTCTAGCAGTTTTAAGCCTGCCTCTATTTCTGCGCTTAAGTCTTCCTCTATTTGTTCTTTAGGTCTGTCGGTTGCTCGTTCTGCAAAATAGCCCTCTATACTGAAACCGCGAATAGACCCCTCGACCTTAGCCATTTCCCAAAGTTTCTCGTTATTAACCTTTACAGCACCTACCCACGTACCTACTGGCAAGTTTAAATCATATAGCGCGCTCTTGTCCTTTTCTTTGTCTTCTACTATCCAGCTCTCTACTAAGCTAACGCCTTCTACTTCCTTAATGTGTTCGTATGTCGCGTTATTTGCGTTACCGTTCATTAAATATAACTCACTAGCCTTTTTAACAGTCTCCTTTGTAAAATGTATATAGTACTCTTCGTCGCCGTCTTTACGATATATCATTTTGTTAGGTACTAGCAGTGCGCCTATAAGTATTTTTTTGTCTTCGTCTAAAGCCTTAAACTTATACTCTCGTTTGTTTTCGTTAAGCGCTACCCAATTTTCCTCAATGGCAGGAAATTCTACCAAACTTATAGCGTCTATACCTGAGTATTCGTCGTTTTCGTCTATTATTAGCTCAATTATTTTCATATCTATATAACGTATTTAATTTATTTTTTGCTTTTATCCTATTGTAGCGCCGTCTACTATGTTTCGCTCTAAAGCTTGTGAGGTGGTTACGTCGTCTGAAACTACATAAGCCCTAGTAGGTTGGTTAGACTGACCGCCTATAGCGTCTGCTAACTGACTTGAACCGCTAGCGCCTACTACATTAAAAGCAGGGGGTGTAAAAGTTGGCGTACCACCACCGCCGCCAC